GCCCTGTTCGGTTTGGAGTACGCACGCTACGAAGACGAAGCAGCTCAAATTTTTGAGCAAGAATCAAGTGACAGAGCTTTTGAAGAAGAAGTTATGTTGGTTGGATTCGGACAAGCTAATGTAAAAGCAGAAGGTGCAGCAGTAGGTTTTGATACCGCTTCTGAGTCTTTCACTGCTAGATACACTCATGACACAATTGCACTAGCATTTGCGTTAACTGAGGAAGCTGTCGAAGACAACTTATATGACAGTCTATCAGCTCGTTACACAAAAGCCCTAGCAAGATCTATGGCTTATACTAAACAAGTTAGAGGCGCTAACGTATTAAACAATGCGTTTACAGTTGCTGGTGGAGACGGCGTTACATTAGCTAACACTGCTCACCCAACAGCACTAGGTGGCACTTTCTCAAACAGAAGTGCAACTGATGCGGACCTTAACGAAACCTCATTAGAACAAGCGATGATTGACATTGCAGGTTTTATCGACGAAAGAGGGCTAAAAATTGCAATGAAGGCACAGAAGATGATTATCCCTGTGAACTTGCAGTTTGTAGCTGATAGGATCTTAGAATCCACACTCAGAGTTGGTACTGCTGACAATGACATTAACGCTCTGAAAAATATGACACAGGAAATATGAGATACAAAGCAAGAGAGAGATACAGCTTTGGTTACTCAGATCCTAGAGCTGTTTACGCTTCAAGAGGTTCATGATCTAATACTGGATCCTCCCAGGTCAAAGAAGGCGGTTGCAAGACCGCCTTTTTTGTTTTACAAGAGAGTATACTCAAGACTTAACAAGACAACTAAAAGGAGGTTGACATGGGTACAACTACATTTTCTGGTCCGGTAAAGGCTGGAACTATAAGAGAAGGAACTGGCATTAATACAGGATTTACATTAATGGCTCAGTCAGCAGTAATAGATATCATTGGTGCTACTAATACGACAGCTGTAGGAATTATTCCTGCAAATTCACAAATCGTAGATGTAATTTTAAACGTTACAACTGTAGCTAATGATTCTGGAACAGCAACGGTAAAAATTGGTCACACAGGTGATGATGATGAGTATCTTGCAGCTACAAACGTAAAAGCTGTAGCTACAACTAGAGGCACAATAGGTGCTGATGGTACTGATATTGGTACGTCTGATCAAACTGTTAATGCTATTTATACAGCAGCTAACGCTGATGGCACTACAGGTGCAGCCACTGTTACTGTTTTGTATATGCAAAATAATAACTTAAGCTAGGAGTTAATATGTTTGGTATTAAAACAACCCAATTAACTGCAAGTGGACAAGTTACAACTAAAGTAAGTGCAGGAACTAATACTCTTAGTGCACCAGCACGAGTGTTAGGATTAACTGTTCAATGCGGTGCAACTGAGGGCAGAGTTGATTTGATAGATAATGGTTCTGGTGGAACTGTTAAATTTTCTCAAGTTACTCCTGCTATTGGTTCTGGAGAAGATGAGATTCTTCAAATTGATTTTCCTGACATGGGATTAAAATTTGATACCGATCTTTATGTTTTCTTCAATCAAGCCGCTAAAGTAAATGTAATTTATGGCTAAAGATCCTAGATTAAAAAGAGCGGGGGTAAGCGGTTATAATAAACCAAAGCGTACCCCCAATCATCCAAAGAAATCACACGTAGTTGTTGCTAAAGAAGGCAGCAAAGTAAAGACTATTAGATATGGTCAACAAGGAGTTTCAGGCGCAGGAAAAAATCCTAAGTCTAAAAAAGATAAAGCAAGACGAAAATCATTTAAAGCAAGACATGCAAAAAATATTTCTAAAGGAAAAATGTCAGCAGCATATTGGGCAAACAGGAGTAAATGGTAATGAGATTACTTTTTATTATTTTAACTTTTATATTAGTTGTAACTACAGTAACCAGTGCGAAAGCAGAAACAAATACTGTAAGTAGTACAGTAGTAACAAATAATACGCCACCTACTGCAAACTCACCAAGTGTTGTTGTAAACAATTCTGATGTTTGTAAGACGGCAGTAGCAGGCGCCGT